TGATACCACGGACCATGATAGTAGCCCGCGCGATATTCATTCGACCCGTTCGTAATATCCGGCTCGCCGCCAGATGCGATCGCTTTGATGCGTGCACGAATATATGCCGCTTCCTTCGCCGAGGCGCGGCGATATCCGGCATATTGCCCTGGAGCCCTCGCGACCTGTTCGATGTTTCCAGATGGCCCATAGGTCTTCGTGCCAACGCGATTCAGCATGTTGTTGATCACCGCGTCAACGGATTGCTGATTGTTCGTATGGGCTTCGCCGGCGATCGTATTGACAACCTTATCGCTCAAGTCAGAGTCGGACAACTTATAGACTGGACGATATTTTCCAGCCTCACCTGGCGCGGGGGCCGGCGTGTCTGGGGTTCCGCCCGTGGCGCCACGACGAACGCTTTTACTCGTGGCCGGCGGCCCACCTTCGCCCCCTCGATGCGGCAATTTAATTCCCCGCCCCGGCGTTAGACCGCCAGCAGCGCCGCCTTCCGCCTCGTGCGCTTCGGCGCTACCGACGCCAAAATTGCCCCGAACCCAATTCCACGCGCTCTTGAGCCAATCGAATTTACCCTTCAGCCAGTCGAAGGCGTCCTTCCATGCGTCCTTGAAGGCGTCGGTTATCAGGTCTTTGGTTTGGCCGAGGGCTTTCGGAATCGCGAGCCACATTTCCTTGATCTTGCGACCAAGTTCCATCCACTCGTCATAGATTTTCTTGACGGTTCCGCCGCTTAGTTTATCCCATTTTTCGAAGACGTTGCCGCTACGCCATTCCTCGATCAGTTCGCGGGTTTTATTGACGAGCCATGTCAGCGCCGGGGAAAGCCTCGAAACCAAGATATTGGTGGCGGAATCGAACGTCTGCCTTAGCGAAACCCATGCCTGATAGAGTTGGTTTGTCTTGTCGATCTGCTCGGCGGTCGGCGCCAGCTTTCTCATATTCTCGACGATGGCCTTGACTGCATCCTTACCCTGCATCAGCAGGCGAATCGTGCCTTCATCCAGGCCAAGTTGCTTGCCGACAAAAATCGCTCTAGCCGCGCCCTGCGTGGCGGCGATATTCTTCAATCCTTCCGCGATCTGAGGGAGTTGCTCAAGCATCGGCTTCGCGGCATTGAGCTTGACGCCGCCCTCGGCCATAAGCCGGGAGAACCAAAAGAATGTCTCCGGGCTGGCCTTGCCGGATTTCAGTTCATTGAAAATGTCCGCGAGATGCTGAAGCGAGGCGCGAGCCGAATTGGCGTCGCCACCCATGCGCTCGACCGCCATGCCCCAAGCCGAAAGTTCCTGCGCCGAAACTCCGATGGCTTGCGCCGATTGGCTTAGTTCCTTATTGAACTTCGTGACGTCTCCGACCGCGTTTTTGATCGCGTCAAGGCCGATGAATGCCGCAATGGTTCCGAGGATTTCCTTGCGAAGCGCGCCCCAGGATTCAGCCGCGTCCTTGCCGGATTTCTCGACATCCTTGCCGTCCTTGACAAGGCTTTCCTTCAGCTTCTTCGAGCTGTCGGCGACGGCGACCTGATCCTTGCGAAACTGCGAGGAGTCGAGGCCGAGCGTGATCACAAGGGAATCGATCACAGATGCCATGATCAATCCTTCTTGTTCAGGACGCGAGCGTTGTGCGCGTCAACAGAAATAATCTCAAGCATGTCGTAGAGTTCGTCTAGCCCATAAACCTCGTCGAGATCGCGCAACGTCGCCATGCCAGACGACACGACCGCTCCAATAGCGCGCGAGACGTTAGCGTATTCGATCATTCCGCGCTTGGTCTCGCCGGTGCTGACCTCGATTGGTTGCCGGCCAGAGTAAAACCCAAATGAAGCTCAAGCACCTCCTTGCGCAGGAGAATGCGGGTTTTCACTTCCTCGATATCATCATCGATCAAATCGCGAACCGCGGAAAGCTTCGGGTCTGGCTTGATCTGGATGCAATCAAACATCTCGTCCAAGAGATATTCAACCTCGTGAAAGTTCAACTTGCCGAGTGCGTCAATGCCGACTGTGGCGATCCCTGCCATGCCGTTCTGCACCGCGTCATCCGGGATTTCGACGCCGGCCCTTTGCAGTGCCAGCAATGCCCGCATCGCCCATTTCTCGGACCGCGCCGCCGGCATTTCGGTAAGGACGAACACCTTTCCGTTGTCGCGGCTCGTGTCGTCTTGGACGACGAAATCCGTTTTCCTGCGCGCCATCTATCAACCCCCCGCCGGGATCGGGCCAAAGCCAATGCCCTGCCATGTGATGGTATGGGTTCTGGGCTGCAACACCTTCTTGGCATTCGGGATCGGCTGATAACTCGTCAGAACGCCTTGCTGCATGGAATACTGGAGCCCCGTGCTCGGCAGCTTCAACGTCATCTGTGCAAAGTAGACATCGCGTTGCGTTAGCATTCCCTGCCACCACGTATCAAAGATCGGGTTGGCGTTTGAATCCGCCTGGAGCGCGATCTTCTGCTTGATCGGGACATAGACGAAGCCGGCGGATAGAACCCCGTCGACGCCCATCATCGTCTCGACGCATTCGAGGGGATCGATGTCAAAAATATCATCCACCGCGAATCCAGTGAGTTGGACAGGCGTGGTGTAGAGCGACGCGACGGTCATTGTCAGCGTCGCGTTCGCGCTCGTAATACTGGCCATTTCGGAGCCTCTTGTGTCTGGTTAGAGCGGATGGTTAAGAGCGCTCGCGTTACTGTATTTCGATAGAATTCAATTGGATGGATTGCACGCTTTGACCGTCCGTATACCAGAAGCTGATCGGCGGCGATGCGCGGGCGGCGCGCACTTGCGGCGTCGCCGGCTGAATATAGAGATACCACCCCTGATTTTGGATGGTCGCGGTGACGTTGGCGCCGACCGCCGTATTGATCAATGCGGCCTGCGTCGTGGACAGTGTGACGCCGGTGCGGATTGTCCCATTGCTCAAAGCCTGATTGATGACGCCTTGGCACGCTGCCGCGATCAGCCCATATCCTGCCGAATTATAGGGAATGGTGTTTGCCGCGGTCAGCAGATTGACGAGCGCGAGTTGGAACTGCGCGTTCATGTAAATCTGATCGGCGTAGCTGTCCGCCCATAGGAACGGCCCGGAGATCTGGCCGTTATACATGAATAGCCAGTTTTGCGCCGCCGTCGCATAGGCGCCGTAATAGTTGTAACCATTGCCGAGCAGGTTGTTCGCGGCAGTCAGGTTGCTGGCGCCCGCTACTAGCCCGCTCTGCGAACGGAAACACAGGTTTGCTCGACCATTGAGCGCATTGAAATTGATCGACGCCATCCACCCGGAGATGAACGCGGCGTGATGCAGATTGCTTGGCGCGCTGACGAGAATCGTGCCGGAATAGTTGTTGGCGTTCGACGAAATGAGATACCCGAGACTTCCCGTGGCCGGCAGGCTGACGGTCGGCGAACTATCAGAATCCCATGCAACATAGGCATAGCGATTATTGGTCGTGTTCGTCCATGCCGAGAATAGTAGCTTTTGAGCGTTGCCGAGCCCATTATCGGGATCGAACGCAGTCCAGAATGAAGCCCAGTTCTGATTTTGCGCGATGATCGACGCCATATAGGTGGATGGCGTTGTTTCGGCGGCGCCTTGCGACACGACGGCGCCCGTGGCGCTGGTCAGCAGCAACGGCGCCGCCAATGTGCCAGTGGCGAAAGCCGCCGTGGATGGCGTTCCGGTGATGCCGGATGTGAGCACGAAAGCGCCGGAGATGGAATCGAACGCGACGGTCAGCGGCGTCGCCTTCAACGTCAGGGATTCGCTCGCCACTGTTTGCGTGAGATTGACGTAATAGGTTCCTGTCAGGCCCGTGCCCGTGCCAAGGCCTGTGACGATCGTGCTGGCCGCGACGCTGGTTCCCGTCACGGTCTGCCCGACCGAGATAGTTCCCGATCCGACAACCGATACCGTCATGAGGCCATAGCTAGCCGTGATTGTCTCGCTGGCGATATTCTGCTCGATCGACACCGCATAGGTGCCAATCCCGCCTGCGGTTCCGCTGAGTTGCGCGGTGATTTGCGTGCCAGAGGCGATGCCGGTTCCGGCGATGATCGCGCCGGGAACGAGCGAACCCGATGCAACAACCGTGACGGTCAAAATATCGGCGCTGATCGAACCCGTCACGCTCGCCGTTTCCGCGGCGATGGAGCCGGTGACACTGGCCTCCGTCGGTTCC